TTTTAAGCCATTTGTTTAAATTTATCTATTTTAGCAAATTCATCAGCTTTTTCAGTTTGTAGCACATTAACGTCGTAAGCAGCTTGCATGTTAAGTTCGGAGGATGTTAATCGCGATAACTTTTTTGTAAATCTTGCTCAATGAGATGTCGGACATAACGTGTATAGGGAATAGCTTGGTTTTTAGCTTTTTCCTTTAAAGCGTTCATAAGCGCTTGAGGCAGACGAATATTAATAGAGGCTTCTTTAGGTAAAAATTCAAAATGGACGGGTTTAAAACCAGTTAAATCATACTCTGTAAGATCTGCAGTATCTACAAAGTTTTCTGCTTCTGCATCGGTTTTAAAAACAGGCATTTGTTTTAACTTAGAGGTTTTCATAAAAATCAATTTCCTTTTGGTGCATATAACGAGCACTAATGGGGCGCACGAATAATTTATTGTTCATTGTTCTAAAGGTAAAAACTAAAAAAATGTATCGTTCATTATAGCTTTTTCCGATAGCTCTAAACCGTTCTTCTCTAACGTCTGGATCATCTTTGATAACTAAAATGACCATAACCAGAGAATAGATACTCAACTTCTTTTTTAGAAACTCCATGTTTAGCACATTTAGGCCAATTACCTTCGTCCCAGTTTATACCACATATTTTAATGTTTTTCATAACGTATGTATATCAAAATGTATCCACAAATACAATAAAATCTTTTAAAAATTAGTTCAGAAAATAACAAAAACATGAATAAAAAGAACAGAGAAGGACTGTCGGCTCGAGCGTTTGCAAAGAAGATGGGTGTTTATCCTAATGCGGTTGTTGCTTGTTTCAAGATGGGGAAGTTTAATGAAAGCGCTTTATGATGATGGTTCTATCAATGAGAATTAGCAACAGCTTTTATGGAATGAGAATCCCACCAAACAAGCCTATGTTTTAGGCGAAGATGAAAAACCTCGCACAAAGACAAAGCAGGATTCTATAGAAGGAGTTAATGAATACAAAATAAAACTTGAGAGAATGCAAGTAGTACTTAAAAGTGAGAAAATTGATCTTGAATAATTACGAGAGACAATTGTTTTCTGTGAAGAAATGAAAAAAAGATAAAATACGTTATTTTACAATAGTTTATGCATGACATGCATATTGCATTCCCCATCATTTTTGTATATGTTGATATAAATCGGGTGTAATCCTATTAGAATGTATAGTGTTATTATAAAAATTAGTATTCCTGTTCCTTTTTTATGATCAGGATACTTTTAGTCATGAAGAATAAAAACTCATAAGGAGGAGAAAAATGACTAATACAGAAGAAGGTTTTTTTTATTTTCATGCCTGTGAAGCGTGTCAACCAGATACCCCCTACACAGTTTCACAATGGGCAGATAAAAACCGTTATTTGAATACAGTAGCCAGTGCTGAACCTGGATTATGGAGGACCAAGCGTACCCCTTATTTACGGGAAATCATGGACAATCTTTCCTCTTGCAAATCGGTTGAAACAACGGTGGTAATGAAAGCTACACAGATTGGTATAACAGAAGCCGCCTTAAACTTTTGCGGTTACATTATTCACCACAGTTCTGGCCCTGCTCTTTATGTGATGCCTACAGTTGGAGAAGCTCAAACGGTGTCTAAGAACCGTTTTAACCATATGATTGAGGCAAGTCCTGCATTAAATAAACGTATGGCTTCTGCCCGTTCTAGGGGCGGTTGGAATACAATACTTTCGAAAGAATTTGATGATGGGATATTGATGTTTACAGGAGCCCGTAGTGCTGTTAGTTTGCGAGCGGCGCCTATTCGTTATTTGATCCTTGATGAAGTTGATGCCTATCCGTTAAATGTTCAGAAAAGAGGAGATCCAGTATCTCTTGCTGAAACATGTACCAGTACTTTTACTCAACGAAAGATTTTCAAATTTTCTAAACCACGTCACCGTAACACAAGTCGTATCGCTAAAGATTTTGCCTTAGGAGATCAGAGATATTATAATGTGCCTTGTGATGGATGTGGTACACTTCAACCCATTGTTTGGTCGCAAATTCAATGGCCAGAAGGAGCTCCTGAAAAAGCTGTGTTTGTTTGTGCGCATTGTGGTCATAAGCATGCTGAGCACCGTAAAGAAGACTTATTGTCTGAAGAAAGGGGAGCTCGTTGGATACCAACACAAAAGTCAAGCGAGCCTGGTTTGCGCTCTTACCATATTTCAGCACTCTATTCACCTTGGATGACATGGGAAGAGTGTGCACGTGAATTCTCAGAAGCTAAAGATGATCCTGATTGTTTACAGGTTTTTGTCAATGGTGTTTTAGGTGAACCATGGGAAAATAAATTAGAGCAAAGTCATTGATCCAGATAGCTTGTATGCGCAACGTGAAGATTATCCTCTTGCCCCTGCAAAGTTTGATGTCATTCTCAATTTCATGACACCACCTCTTTTTGAGGGGAGATAAATGCCCCTCTGGGGCATTTTCCCGAGAGGAGCTCTTCTTTCAAGCTCCCCCAGAGACTTATGTGGTTAAAAATCGTGTCGTTATTCTTCTGGTTCATGGCGCACTTGTGCGCTGTGGTGCGTGGCTTAGGTTGTGTCAAGATTAACTTCTTACGATGGTCTGTAAGACGCTTTTCAAGAAGCCATTGAGCAGCCTGATGTTCGTGCATGAATTCTTTTCTAAGTTAAAAAGCCATAAAACAGTTCATGAAATCTACTTGGCACAAAGATTAAATAATGCAAAAGGTATTTCAAAACTCAGTGCTATTGGATTTGGACACCTTGGTAGTTTTGATTTTGCTGGTGTAACCTTCATTAGTTATCGTAGTAGCATTGGTAACTATAATGTGAAGGCCAAAACTGGCACCAAACAAGCTATGGGAATTAAACCTGATGAATGCCGATTCTTCCCTGTTAATGTGCCGGGTGTATTCCAAAAAACATTTGCTCCGGGTGAAGGTTTAGATGTTGTCAATACATTCGGTAAACCTCTTTATACAGTTCTTGTAATGGATAAAGAACGCAATACATGGGTGAGACCTGGAGTATACAGTTACCCACTCTTTATTTGCACGTGTCCTGAAATGCTTTTCAAAGCGGTCGTGAAAGCGCAATAAAATGCAATGGTATGGGCTGCTCAGTCAAATGATTGAAGATGTACGTGACACTTTTGGGCAGCCCGTTATCTATACACGAAAGAAAACAGGGCAATCTTTTCATATCATAGCGATTTATAGCATTAAGCATGCAGAGCCAGAAGCTGGGGGAAGAGTAAAAACAACAATCCCAAGAAAAGAACTTGATGTTTGCATCAATGATATTGGAGGCGTGCTTCCTGAACTAGGAGATCGCATTGTTATTTTACCCCCTAAAGAAATTGACAGCAATAAAGTGATTTCTTCTCAAGAGAATTTTACTGTCGCAAATGTACAAGCTTCGGAATCAAATATGTATAAGCTTATCCTTCGTGAGGACGCTGTGTCTGATGTAACGTAAAATTTTTATTAGTTTTCCATCTTCATAAAGCATCAAGGAAAGGAGCTACAGTTTAGAAGAAATATATCTATTTAAACTCACACCATTTTCAGCGGCTTGAATTGCTAATTGTCTATGGAGTTCTGGCGGTATTCTTAACTGAAATCTGCCACTATATTTTACATGTGACAAAGGTATAGGAACATCCTCTCCATTGCGTTGCATGTCCTCAACAACTTCTGTAACGAGATTCATAATACCCTTTAAAGCGTTCTCTGCTTTAACATCTAACCATGAAAGAGAAGGAAATTCAGCACATAAACCAACATATTCCTCATCTTCTTGCGACCACAGAACACGATACGTATAATGATTATTGTTCATTCTTTATCCTTTCTATCGCTTGTAAGATTTGTTTGATTTGATAAGCTTTTGCTTTGTTACCAGAACTTTTTTGAATATTTACACGAGGATCTCCAAACCACGGGGTTTTAAAAACAAAATGGCTTGAACCATTGTTCCGCGGTTCTCCAAAGAAATGTCTACATACAGCCAACAAATCTGAAAACTTTATGTTCTTTGGTGATGTTTTCATCAAGCTGATTATTTTTTCAATTTTATGACTCATAATTTTATATATAGTATCATTATTGATACTAGTCAATGCTTTTTATAGTTTTCAACTGATATGTCCTAAACAGGATTTAAGATGCATCCACGAGATACGTTAAGAGAAACGTTTGTTGAGCTGATTAAAGCTGGCAAGACATCGGCTGGTGATGAAGTTTACAATATGCGAGACTTTAATTTCTCTACTGGAGATCACCCATTTGTTAATGTGTCGACCCAAAGCGAAACAATAGAAGATGGGCACGATTATGGGGCAAGACGACGTATTTTAACGGTTGATGTTGAATGCTATGACACAAGAGAAAATGG